AGATAACATATCCTTTAGGGAATTTAAAAAACGAATAGCTGTAGTCGCACCCTTAACACCATTGTTGATGATTTCATCTTCAAGGTGTTCCATGTGCGTATTTTTATCTTCATTTAATAGTTCTTTGAATGAAATCATAATATCACAACTGGATTTACCCTTACATGAACATCTAATTCAAAAAAATTTAATACTGATTCTACACTAGTATCAATAATTTCATTAGCTGCTTTTTTTAATTCCATTAATTTTTCATTAAACCATGACCACATTTTCTTAATTTTTTCTTTAATTGCAACAAAAGCCTTTTTAATCCAATCTGTAAGTTTTCCTTCGGATAAAATTTTACTCTGATCTACCACATCATTATAAAAAGATTCTTGTAATTTATCTGTTTCTTTGAATAGTGTATCAACTGAAACTCGTAAAGATTGATAAAATGAATATCCTAATTTCTGTTTCTTTCCATTAACTTTTTTACTATAAGAATTAGTTTTTAAATCTGGTCTAACTTTCATCTGCTTTGATATTTTAGCAGCATACTTAGTTGACATTGGTTGCCATCTCAACTGATCCATAGAATAATTCCAAATAATCATATGTGTTGCTTGACCAGCTTTATCTCCTGGCTCACCAAATATATTTCCACCAAACTTTTCATATCCTGTCATTGACTCATATGCAAAAGCACCACCAACACTTTTATCATTAAATGCTTTTTCAAAAGTTGCTGTAATAGTTGCTTTCATCTTTTCTTGTGAATCTATAATTTTCTTTGCAGCTGCATTACCATCTTTTAATGAATCAATTTTTTTCTTTTTCAAAAGTTTCTTATCATATTCCTTGACATCTTTAACTGACATCTGTTTTAATATACGACCGTTTAATTCTTCTCCAATGGTTCTTGTAGATGTAACAAATTTATCAACCTCTTCCATTAATTGTTTTTTCATCTTACCACTTTTACCAGCTAATTTTAATGCTGCTAATATAGTAGCTCGTGTTTCTTTTTGTTCTCCTGACATTAATTGTGCTTTAGGTCCTTTAACAGAACATTGATATTTTCCTACTTTTATATCAGCTTTAGATGTGTCTACACCCTTCCCTGTGGTATCAGACCAGAAAGGAGAAATTCCGGGTTTTGTTTGACCAAAACCAGCATCTGCTGTTGTCGCTGGTAATTTAGATTTACAAAGTTGAGAAAACTTCCAAAAAATATCTGCTTGTTCTTTTTTTGTTTTTTTATAAACAGCCCAATCACTTTTTATTACTTTTAAAAATACTTTAATTTCTTTCTGTTTTAAAATTACGCTTTTGAACTTTTTTTCTTTTTGAGAACTTAAAGATAAACAGGTAGCAATAACACCCTCAAACAAAGTAGAGGCATCTGTTCCTTCTACTAAAAAAGTTTTAAATGTTATCATATCTTTCCTAATTCCTCTAATTTACACAATGGACATTCGTCAATGTCTATTGACCTGAATGGGCAAACTGTATAATGGTCATCCGCCTTACTTATTTGTCTGTTTAGAAGTGAATTTTCACCTATTTTCTCACCTTTTTTCTTAACAACATCTCTAAACATTTGCTTAATATCATTCATAACACTATATATTTATAATATCTAATTATAGTTCTGTTTCACCAGAAATTCGGGCAATTTCCACTCAACTGTGTCTTTATCTACATTATAATGCCCCAAAGCACCACAAAAATTGCAATATTCTATACCAACATCATAGTCTAATGTAGTCGTATTTGCTTTATGTTCGCACAATTTCTTCATAACTTGTGGCTCTTTCTCACGATTGAACCAGCCATCTGAAATAGTTAAATCTTGCATTGTACCCTCCTTTATTGTCTATTTATATGCTTTTCCTCACCTATTTCCTCTAATTTTTTTCTGCGTTCTGGTTTTACAGTAAAAACGAATGGATTGCCCTCTGTATTAGCTTCTGTCTTTTTTTCATAGAATTTATTACTTCCATCATTAGCCATTGCTGGTTGTTTATGCTCTTCAATATCTTCAAGTTTCATTCTTTTCTTAATAACATTTACCAAGAATTTACTATTAATACTCAAATCACCATAACGATTCTTTAACTGTTTAAATAATATCTGATTCTTACTACTCGTATCATCATCTTTTGCAATAATTGCTAACATCAAATCTGCCGTTGCTGGTAATCCAAAACTTTCTGATGTATTGGCTAAATCAGGATCAGAACTCGTATACCCTTCCCGATTTAATTGTGAACTTGTAATAATAGGAATATTTTCTTCAACTGCCAAACCACGAATTTCTTCAGCAATAGATTTAATATAAATGTAAGTGTTCATATTAGCTGCCCACTTAACTTTACTTGATGCACAAATATTCAAATAATCCAAAATAATTACCTGTGGTGTAAAATCTTTTTTAATTTTCAATTCTCTTAATAAAGAACGAAATTGTCCAACATGAGCTCCTGCTGTTGGATATTCTTTAACCACTAATTTACCAATATTTAATTTATCCAATTTCTTTTGAAACATATCTTTTGGAATAATATGTAAATCACTTATATCAATATCCATCAAGTTAGCATCAATTCTTTCTGCTATTCTTTCTTCTGCCATTTCCATAGTAATATATAAAACATCTAAGCCTTGTCTTAAATATTGACTTGCAAAATGTGTTTTTACTAAAGTTTTACCAACACCAGTTCCACCCAATAATACAGTAAGAGTTTTTGGTGAGATACCACCATTAGTAATTTTATCTAACAGTACCATATCAAATGGAATCTTAGTTTCTTTTTGATGATAAAATTCCCATCTGTTATCACTATCTTCTAAATAGTTATGTCCAATACTTGTGTCCAATGAAACTGCAAGTGCTTCTGTAAGAATTTCTGGTATTGCATTTTTAGATTTTTGTTTGTCCTTACCTTCTAAGATAGAAATACTTTCAACAATACCATTATATACTGCTTGGTCTTTTGCCCATTTCTCTGTTTCTTGAACTAACCATTCTCCATCATCTGTTTTTTTCGTATATGTTTTTAAAAGCTCTTCACATTTATTAAATGTTGTCTCATTTAAATCAGTTCTATTAGATAAATTTACAGACAATGCATCTATTGTAGGAGACTTATCATATTCAAGAATATAATCTTGAATTTCTTTGAAAATTATCTTTTCATTATTATCTTTAAAATACTCTGGTTTTAAAAAGACACCAATAACACTAGAATAAGTATCATTATATATCAAATTCTCTAATATCAAACTTTCAGTTCGCATATAAAATATCCCTAATAATTTTCTTTTCCTTTTCTACACCAATTGCTAAGAATGGCTTATAACTTCTTATTAATTTAATAAAATCTTTTGAAGCTGGATCAATTAATTTCTTTTCCATTTGTGGAAGAAAATTCAAAATAATATCAAGTGTCGTGAATGTTTCTACCGATATTGTTCGTGATAACCCAAGTTTTAATATAGCTGGATGATTAACCTGTTCGGCTATGAACAATTCATCAAATGTTTTATCATATTCCTTCATATATTTAATAATTTCCTCAACATCACGTTTTAAGTGAAAATGAAAATTATTCATTCTCTCCTTATATTCTTCATATAAATCACTCTCAAAAACAGAAGGATATGTCCTATCATTTGTAAATTGTGATAAATAAAAAAATATTAAATCCTGTCTATCGTCAAATCTTTTCCCCAAATTCTCAAAAATTGTTCTTTGTGCTGAAAATCGCATCCTACCTTCAAACTTAGAAAAATATTTCTCCATTGATGCCATAGTTCCCCAAGGTGCATTTCCAGAGTATTTGAAGTAATCATACTCACCAGTAAAATGCAACCTGATGCCCATATATGTTTTCCATGCCTTAAAGGTTTTATTCTGGTCTTTCTTTACTGCCATAATTAAATTCCTTAAATACTGCTTCTTCAAGTTGTTTCATTACATCCTCTGTAAAATACTTCTCAGGATCATTGATAATAGTTTTTTCAAATGCCTTTCCAGCTGGTGTTTCAAATCTTGTAGATAC